TATTTATTGCTCATGATTCTTCGTTAATAAAGTCCTCAGCCACAGTAATGTCATCGATGCCTATAGCACCAGTCTGGTACTTAAAGATATATACATCACAAACAGCTTTATATATTTCTTCTTTCAGTGCCGGATCTGATTCTAATGCTCCATGGAAGTCTTTTGAAAGAAACTTTACTGGAGTACCATCAAGCTTGGTATATGTATACCATGCACCTGCCTGTGATACTAGTTTGTAATCTTTCATTACTTCAAGCCATCCACCGTAATTGTCAATACCAGATTCAAAGTAAATATCATAATCTATAGACTTCAATGGAGGTCCCATACGATTTTTAATAACTTGTGCTCTAGTCTTGATACCTACAATTTGTTCAATACCTTTAGAATCTTTAGCTTTGATTTGTCCTACTGACTTGAGTCGCAGACGTACTGATGCATGGAACGGAATGGCTTTACCTCCCGATGTTGTCCATGGATCTCCAAAACTAACTCCTAAGCGAGAACGCAATTGATTGGTAAATATCAAACAAATCTTTTCACGCGCAATCATATTAGTAATTTTACGCATACCTTTTGATAAGATAATGGCTTTGGAAGTTGCCCATCCATCCTTATCAAATTCTGCAGCCATTTCAATCTTAGTAGATGCGCCCATTACTGAGTCGACTACTATAGTAACCAATCGATCTTTGTTAGCCTTACGTACTGATTCAACAATTGTCTCAATTGCTTCAAATATATCTTCCATTGTCTCTAATGGAGTATATAACATTTTTTCTAAATCGACACCAATTGCTTGCAAAAATTCTCGGCTAACAGCACTTTCTGTATCTATATATACAGCTAATCCACCTTGCCGTTGTGTATCAGCTAAAGCATGGGTAGCTAACAATGACTTACCAGAAGCTTCTAGTCCAGTTATCTCAGTGATACGGCCAATTGGAAATCCTCCATTAGGTCGATTAGAGATTGCTAAATCTAGCATAGATGACCCCGTACCTACCCAACCGGATACATTTGAAGGGGAATCTTCATCCCCCTCCAAAAAGTATGCAGTTTTATATCCGGAGCCTTTAAACTTCTTATTTAAGTTGTTAGCTAATTCACCCGCCAATTCATCGGCCAGTTCACTCTTTGTCGTTGACATTTATAACTCCTTTAAATTAAGAAAATAATTCGTCGAATGCGTCTTCAATATCATCTACAGAATTAACACCACCTGTAAATGATGTATTAGGCTTTACAGCTGTACCTGCAGCTGCCGCTGGAGCATTTGCTGGTTCAGCTTCTGTTTCTTCGCTAGGGTTTAACCAAGCTTCCAAAGCCTCTTTCAATTCGTCATATGTAGGTTCTTTGAATACTTCTGCCAAATTAGCTTGCTGTTGAGCTACCTTTTCTGCAATAGAACGATCACCTGTCAATGGCGTGGTATTAGGCTTAACACGAATTGTTGTCTTAGGATATGAACCAGCACCTTCAGCCGGAGTAAATTCTACTACAATATCACGGCCGTTGCTTGGATCTGTCAAATCACCGTAATCCGGATCTGCGATGAATCCTAACAATTCTGTATAGACTGTCTTACCGAAACCCCAAAACTTAACACCTTCGCTTTCTTTACCACGTACAACGATTGGTACATAGCATCGCATCTTAGGCTCAAGTTTCTTACCTAGTTTCCATTCATCAGAATTTCCAGATGCCTTAAGCTTCTCTGCAAATTCAACTACTGGATCGGGATTACCATGCGTAATTGGTGATAGATAATTCTTTTTTCCTAGATCGTAATGGAAATACAATTCTTGGAATGGATTGTCTTTGTTATGTTGATAAGGGACAATCCTAATTTGTTGTTTACCTGGCTCAGGCTTCCAAAGAAAATCCTGACGCTTTGTTTGTGACTGTAACTGATTAAGTTTTCTTTTAATTGCTTCTAAATCCATAATGAACTCCTTTGTTAATTGTTAATTGTTAATAAAAATTTATTACTTAATTATAAGTGAATTGATCAACAAATCCTAGAGAAATGTTGAAAAAGTTATTTGTCAATTGTTATTTGGTAATGTCTATTAAAATTCGTTGGATGCGTCTTGACGACCTTCATCGTATGCTGCATCCTTTATATCTAAAACAATATCGGCAATGTCATCCAATGTTACGTTATTACCAGATGATAGATCACGTATCATTGATTCCAATTCTTCAACGGCTTGATATAATTCACTGCCTTTATATGCACGAAAATGACGTGTTATAGAACCTTTAAGTCCAGGGGCAGGTGCTTCAGTTAATACGTTCTTAACTTCTTCGCGGATTAGTTTTCTGAATTCTGATGCTTTCATTTTTTAATAGCCGTTAAATGTTTCTTTCATCGTCTAAATCTTTGATACGATCTTCTGCATATGAATCAGCAAATTCCCATATTGCTTCTGCCAATGCCTCAATATCTCGAGAGTCGACTCTATAAATGCTTTTTAAGTTTTTAAGAGTCGCTGCTAGCATTTTTTTAGCTCGTTTCACATCTGCAGTATCCCTTGCATCTGGACGCAGAAA